TTGACAAATATGGATATGAATATAATTCTCAAAGACCAGAAATAAAGAAAATTTTATCTATCACAAGAACGAATTATCATTTAAGTGTTGATACACAAGAAAAACTTACAGATAAGAAATGGATGTATAATGAGTATATTATCAACAATAGAACTGCAGTAGATATTGCAGACGAATTGGGGGTATATTATGGTACAGTAATATCATATTGTAAATCTCATGGATTTAAGATAAAACAAACATCAAATTATTCATTATATGAGGTTGAACTGTCTAGATTTCTAACTGATTTGGGTGTTTATCATGAACGCAATGATAAAATTCTAGGTAGAAAAGAAGTTGACATTCATATTCCATCTAAGAATATTTGTATAGAAATTGATGGCCTTTATTGGCATTCATATGATATGAGAGTTTCGGTAAAAGAACGAAAGAAATCATTACAAAAGTCTATAGAATGTGAAGATCAAGGATTACAATTATTGAGGATATTTGAGGACGAATGGATATTGAAGCGAGATATTTGGAAATCAATTATCAAAGTTAAATTGGGAATTTGTAATAATAAAATTCATGCCCGAAAAACAAATATAATGTCGGTATCTAGTCTAGAGGCCAAGGAATTTTTGAATAATAATCATCTTCAGGGATTTGTTGCTGGAAAACATTATGGATTATATCATAATGGAGAATTAGCTCAATTGATGACTATTGGTAAATCTAGGTTTGAAAAAGATAAGATAGAATTATTGCGTCTCTGCACAATTAAAGATACTGTGGTTGTGGGAGGGTTGACAAAACTACTTAAGTTCATTAATATAGATCTTGTTTCTTATGCCGATAGAAGATATTCAAATAAAGAAGCATATCATGGGTTTATATTTGAGAAATATACTGATATTGGATATTTTTGGACTGATAAAAAAATAAGAATTAATCGCTTTAATACACAGAAGAATAAACTATCGAAATTATTAGGTTCTGGGTATGATGAATCTAAAAGCGAGTTTGATAATATGATTGACAACAAATATAGAATCATATATGATTGTGGTCAATGTAAGTTTACATATTATTCATAAAAATAGAGGAGTAAGTTTCCCTACTCCTCTATTTTCAAACTACATAATAATCAGCAACAATTAAAGGATGTTGTTGACAAGAGTTCTGCGATAATATAGGTTAGTGCTCTGGATCAACTGACCGGGAGTGTAACCATTGGGGTTAGCGCCAAAAGCGAATGGATTGGCGACGACCCCGTATCTGGTTTTGAAGCCGATTTTCGGTTGAAAGGTATCCTGACCAACTGCACGAACCATCTGTAATGGAACATATGGGCAGTAGAACAGACCAGCATCAAATGCTGAAGCACCCTTATAACCAACAGTCAGATAGTTACCAGCAGCATAGGGATCGATATAGACGCGAATGCGACCATTAAGAACACCAGCGAAGGTATTACCTGTATCATCGACTTCAAGGTTATTGCTGTTAAGAGCAGGAGCGTAATCAAGAACACCGGCCATCTGAAGAGCAGAAGCAACGTCAGAAGAGCAGATCATGATATTGCCCTTACCACGACGGGTGTCTTTGGCAATACGGTTAGCTTCACGCTCGATCTGGAACATCAGACCCTTGAACTTCTCAACTGACCAACGACCATTTGAGTCGATATCAAGATCGAAAGTGCCTGCAGTGGTGGTTTCAGCAGCACCCTGATTAGCGGTTAGATTGATGGTACGAACGATTTCGCGGTTGATTTCAGCAAGAATTTCTGCTGAAAGGATGGTTGATAGTTCAGTCTCAGCATCCAGACCGTGAATTGCCTTCAGATCCTGAGCTAGTTCGATGGTGTATTCAGCCTTCAGGGCGCGTGACTGAGCGGTCACGGTAACCTTGTCGATGCTGAAAGCCATCTGGTTGAAGTCAACGTTACCAGTTGAACCAAGAGCTTCTGACTGAGCAGAATTAGCACCACCAGCAAAGTTATAGGTCTGTGAGTTGCCTGAAACAACAGTGGCGGTGTTCACACCGTAGATGCCACCCCAAGTCTGATTGGCTTGGCCAACGACCTGAGTATTGCCTGTGCGACCATAGGTTGACTGGCCGGTGTTAGCTTCGTTGTAGAAGGCATTGGCACCGCTCTGATTGTCGTACTGAGGACGAAGAGCAAAGATCAGGCCGGTAGGACCAGTCATTGGCTGAACGCCGCAAATGTCATAAGCAATCAGGTTAGGCATTGCACGACGAACTAGTGAAATTAGAACTGGATCATAGTTCTGTACGCCACCAGAAAGTGATGTTGCAAGTGAACCTGAAGTCTCAGACAGCATTGATGTCTGACCGCCCTGATTGCCCTCTTCCATAAGAGCACGTTCGGTGTTCTCTAGAAGCTGTGCAATGACAGAACGCTTGTGGTTGTTCTCGATACGGGGCAGAGCGTCATGCTCAAGAATAGCACTCCACTTCTGTTGAATTTCTGAATGTAAGCTCATTTTAGTAACTCCCTTATTCTTTTTTGAGTTATTGTTTATTTATACTAATTAAACTTTTGAGATTCTCGCAAGATGTTCAGCATACACTTTCATGTTTGAAGGAACATTTGCCTTTGTGTCTTCCTCTGCGAAGAAATCTTCAGTTAGAGGTTGAGCAGCAGTATGTGACTTCTTAGATGAAAAGTATGATTCTTTGATTGTTTCCGCCTTGGAAACGAAATCGCCCACATCAGCAAAGCTAATGTTTTCTGCCAGAGACTTAAACTTTTCTCTATCAGAGATAGTCATACCCTCTGTCATTTCGGCAACGATTTCACCGATTTGAGAATATTCAATCTTTTCTGAAAGAGAAATGTTCTTTTCAACTTCCTCATTTAGACGATGATTGAGATTCTCAATTTCTTCGGCCATCGAAGATAAAACGTCTTCGCGGTCTTCAGAAACTGTTACATAATTGGTCTCAAAGAGATTCTTCAATCCAAGAAGGAACTCTTCAGCCATTTCGACCTTAAGACCATTATCAATAGCTAGTTCATTATCTGCAACCCACTGATTGGCTACATATGACATATACTTGTCAACGGACTCAACTAATTCTTCATGAACATGATCAATAGCTTCTTCTAGAGCAGCAGTATATTGCTCCTCAAGACGAGATTCCATAATAGCCAGACGTTGATTAACTGCAGCTTCATAAACTACAGCAGCACGGTTCATAAGATCTTCTGACATCTCTTCGCCAGTGAAGATTTCTTCAACGTGCTCACGAGCAACAATAGGCTTTACAGCAGTTGCAGCATGAGTTGTTGTATCATAAGTTTCACCGCCATTTAGATTTTTATCCGCTGAACGCTTATTGACAGAATCAGTAGTTGATGATACTGCCTTATAAACATTAAGAACTTCTTCATGACTGCGTGATTGAAGATCATTCATCAACTTAGCCAGAACTTCTGATTTAGTTGTCTGTGAATATTCTGTTTCGCCTGCTGACTTGTCGGCACCACGCTTTGCGCTACCTTGAATTGCAGGCTCTGGAAGTTCACTTTGACCATCAACTGACTTGAAATTCTCATCAAGTTCATGGCTTTGCTTTCTAGTTGCCATTGGTTTACTCCTTTGTTTTATCTATTTATAAAATCTTTATTTTGAAGATAATCTACGAAGATAATGCTCAAAATATGCGATGCTATTTTCATTGATGGCAGATACAGTCATCTTTTTCATTTCCTGCTTTGTCTGTTCAATAAACTGTTGTGCTTGCCAAGAATCATTAGATGAATCATAAACCCAGTTTACATTTTCCATGATTCCGCGAACGAATGCTTGAGGTGCCGAAGGGTCTGCAACAACATCTGCAGCAGTAGCCAGAACAAAATCGTCCTTGACTTCCATGATGCCATCTTTACCCTCAACCACTGAACCCATACCTCTTGATGACATACCAAGTCTGGCACCATCTTCAATTAGACCGGCAACAATCTGACCATAAGGTGTACTGGTTACTTTCATACGACCAATAACATTGTTGCCATCCCATTTAAGAGATTCATGAAGTCCACAAACTCTTTCTAGATTGATATTTGGTCCCTGAGGATGTCCAAGTTCAGCATATGCACGGTTTTCTTTAATATACTTTCCAGTATATTTGTTCACAGCATTTTCTAGAATTGATCTACCATAACGGCGACCATTTCTATTTGGTTCCTCTGCCATCATGAAGATGCCTTCTAGATACAGATTCTTCTTGCCATCTTCTCTGGCTTCTGAAATAACACGAATTTCTTCAATGTTTTCGGTGATCAGTTTCATTTCTTAGACTCCAGCCGTATTATAAGCATACTTGGTTAGAACAAGAGCGATAGAAGATTGAGTATTGGCTGTATTCGCAGTGATATTAGCAGCATTGTTTGATCCCATCAAAAGAAGACCCTCGGCAGAAACATCCCATGTTCCACTAGTTCCTGCTGGTGCTTGGAAAATTACATTAGATCCTTGCTTTACAACCCAATCGCCTGTCCAAAGAATACGAGCAAGTGCCATACCAGTTACAGTTTCAACTGAACTATTTGGAGAAGCGATATTTGCTGTAGTATATGTT